CCTGTAATTATGTTCTGTGGCGTTCCGTCGATTGTATTGAATGGCCGCGTTCAGTTAGCCCCGGCCGTTTCCATTTGCTCAATAATCTTAGCTGTTATTTGCTCTTCTAATTGTTTTTTTTGCATTGCTTTTCCCCGGTTCATATTAATTATATTAATGTAACAAGAGAGAGTATTAGGAAATCTAATACAATTGTCAAGGATATTTGTAGATTATTAACAATAATTATTTGGGATTGATTTCGGGCCAGAAGGTACCTTTGTATTCGCACCTTTTCCCGGTGTAAGAATACTAATAGATCAATAATCAATAATGCGCGGGCTGGCTTTGATATTCTAGCCAGATCACTAATTCCGGTAATTACAATTACCGGAAGTAACTAGACAATAACTATAATAATCAATCACTTAACTATTCAGATAATCAGCTAATCAAGGATATATGGCTGTTTCTCTCAGATAATTGGACCTGCATCGACTTTTGACACCGGGGGCCGAGGAGGGTCGACCGGAATATAGAGGTAGCCTCCCCCCCACAAAATAGCGATTTCACATTAACTTTGTTACGGTCTAAAAATGCTCCCAAAACCATCACGCAAAACCCAAGCTCAAATCGACTCATGGACGGGTGACGAGCCAGAAAAGAAGAAGCGACCTGGTAGGACCAAGAGGGGTGAGAAAGCTCCTGTAAAGCGAGTAGGGCGACCACCTGGACAAAGGGCTGCTCAGTTGGAATTGCAGGAGTATATGTATTCCCACAAAAGCAAAAAGCAGGTAGTTGAAAAGTTATTTAGTGCAGCGTTGGATGATGAACATAAAAACCAGGGGATCGCTTGGAAGTTGTTATCTGATCGAATGTTGCCTGTTAGTGGTTTTGAGAAGTTAGCAGGGAAGAGTGCGATTCAGATCAATATAAATACTTTAGAGACGCCTCAAGTTATTAAAGGGGAAACCTTTGAACAAACTGAAGAGGATGCTGAAGAGGCATGAGGGAAAGCGCCATTTTGCTTATCGATGTAGTGAAGGGAAGCTCACGATTGGGGTGGGTAGATGTATTGATGAGAATGGAGGAATTGGCTTGTCAGAGGAGGAGATCGACTATTTGCTCGATGCCGACATTGTTCGTTGTTTGCGCGAATTGTCTGTATTTGAGTGGTTTAGCGATCTTGATGAAGTTAGGCAAGACGCGATGGTTTCGATCTGCCTGAATTTAGGGCTGACCAGATTACGGAGTTTTAAAAAAGCACTTCAGGCCATGAAATACAATTTGTATGAAGAGGCTGCAACGGAGTTTCTGGATTCTAAATGGCATTCTCAAGTTGGTTTTCGCGCAAAAGAACTCGCAGAAATGATACGGACGGGCGATTACCCGGAGGAATAATGGACATAGCCATAATCCACTGGAATGACGCTTGGATCGACAACATCGATTTAGATATAGAACAGGCCAAAATGCAGAAATCTGTCAAGCGTTCTACCTGCGGCTATTTGGTTTCGGAGAATGATGAAGGAGTGTTACTAGCCACGGATGTTTATGAAGGCGGCAAGCAAGTCTATAGCCCAATGTTTATACCTTGGGGAATGATTAACACCTATGAAATTCTGGAGATTGAACAATGCCAAAAGTAGGAAGCAAGCATTATGCCTATACGCCCAAAGGTCGTGCAGCGGCTAGAAGTCAGGCTAGAAAGACCGGGCAGAAAGTGACTAACACTAAAAGGACCGGAGCTAGAAGGCGCTAGTGGATAATTTAGCAAAAAAAATAGTTTTCGACCCTTGCTGTGGCGGGAAAATGATGTGGTTTGATAAAAAAGATAGTCGGGTTGTATTTGCTGACCAGCGCAGAGAAACAATGCACATAGATCATTTGCCATCACAAACAAACAGAAAGCCGAAGGTTATTAATCCAGATATTATCCATGATTTTACGAAAATGGAAATCGCTGATGATTCATTTTATCACGTTGTATTCGATCCTCCTCACGTTAGAGGGATTTCAGGAAAATCAGTGACAGGCTTTAGCTACGGCTCATTAGACAAAAAAACATGGAAAGAGGATTTAACTAAAGGATTTCAAGAATGTTTTAGAATTTTAAAGCCTTACGGAACGCTTATTTTTAAATGGAATGAAACGGATATTCCATTGCGTCAGATATTAGCATTGTCCAATAAAAAACCTTTGTATGGACATAAATCTGGGAAAAAAGCGCAAACGCATTGGGTAGCATTCCTCAATGATGGATTTTGATGTTTCACTTCTTCCCTGGCAGCAAGAAGTCTGGAACAGCAAGGCTCGATTCCGTGTTGTTGCTGCTGGCAGAAGAACAGGCAAGTCACGTTTGGCTGCGTATATGTTGCTGGTCAAAGGCTTACAGACAACAGATGGTGAGATTTTTTATGTAGCTCCGACTCAAGGCCAAGCCAGGGACATCATGTGGAATACCTTGATGGAATTGGGACAGGCGGTTATTCAGTCGGCACATATCAACAATATGCAGATCAAGTTGATTAACGGAACACAGATCAGCTTGAAGGGATCGGATAGGCCAGAGACTTTGCGCGGAGCAAAGATAGCTTTCGTTGCAGTGGATGAGTATGCAGATATGCGAGAGTCAGTATGGGAGCTTGTCCTGCGTCCTGCCCTTACTGATTTGGCACCTACCTCATCAGCGTTATTTATTGGAACGCCAACAGGCAGGAACCATTTTTATGAATTGTATAAAAAAGCGATGGACGCAGAAGATCATGAAGCGTTTCACTTTACCAGTTACGACAACACTATATTAAGCAAAACGGAAATCGATGCAGCAAAAAAATCAATGTCTAGTTTTGGGTTTCGGCAAGAATACATGGCTTCGTTTGAAGCGCGTGGGTCGGAAATGTTTAAGGAAGATTGGGTCACATTCGAAGAAAAAGAGCCAGCCAATGGCGATTACTACATCAGCATTGACCTGGCTGGATTCGCAGATGTTGGACAGAGCAGAAGAAGAAAGAAAACGAACCTCGATAACACAGCAATCGCAATCGTCAAGGTCAACGAACAGGGGTGGTGGGTCAAAGACATAATTGCGGGTCGTTGGGATCTTAACGAAACGGCCATGAAGATATTTCAGGCAGTAAGAGATTATGAGCCAATCTCTGTAGGTATTGAGAGGGGTATTGCTAAACAGGCGGTGATGTCACCACTGTTAGATTTGATGAGGCAGAATGCCCGTTATTTTAGAGTTGAAGAATTAACCCACGGAAATAAGAACAAAACAGATCGTGTTATGTGGGCCTTACAAGGGCGGTTTGAAAACGGAATTATTAAATTGAATAAAGGGGCGTGGAATGATGAGTTTCTTGATGAGCTTTATCAATTCCCCGATCCACTAACGCATGATGATACGGTAGATGCGTTGGCTTATATCGATCAAATGGCAACTGTGCCTTATGCACAGGATTTCGAGCAGGATAATCACGAATTCATAGATTCGGTGGCGGGTTATTAATATGGCTAAAAATGACGAAGTTGAGCTAAGACTTTTTGAAGATGCTGGATTAAGTTCCTGGGTGATGACTCAAGTGAGTGAGTGGCGTAATCACTATGAGCAGAATTATGAAGAAACCTTCAAAGAATATTACCGCATCTGGCGGGGCGTATACGACCCTAACGACAAAACCAGAGCAAGTGAGAGAAGCAAGATAATCTCCCCTGCGACTTCCCAAGCTATCGAATCGAGCGTTGCAGAAATTGAAGAAGCAACTTTTGGCCGTGGCAGGTTTTTTGATATTCGTGATGATATTGAAATTCCAAACCCACCTGAAAATATGACTGAGCAACAAGCGGCAATGCTTCAGGCTGAGATGCAGCAGAAGCAAGCGGATAAAATGAAAATTAAATATCTCAGGGATAAATTAACTGAGGATTTTCAAAAGCAAAAGATCAGAAAAGACATAGGCGAAGTTTTACTCAATGCTGCAGTTTTTGGAACAGGCATTGCAGAAGTCGTTATTGATTTGGAAAATGAAATCAAACCAGCGACTCGGCCTATGGGCGGCATGATGGCTCAAGGCACCGAGGAAGAAGAAAAAACGGTTGTTAAATTAAAAGCAGTCTTGCCACAAAACTTTTTAATCCAGCCAGAAGCTACTGATATTGAATCAAGCCTGGGCGTTGCAATTGATGAGGATGTTTCTCCGCATTCGATTAAGCTCATGCAGGAAGCTGGTGTCTATAAAGACGTTACCATCGAAACCTCTGGCACAACTAGCACAGACATACTTGAAGCTGACCCTACATTAGTCGAGCAACCGGATCACGTTGTAAGACTGACTAAATATTACGGTCTTGTACCACGGCATTTGCTCGATGACTTTGAAACTGAAGGAACAATGTCAGAGCTTGAAGAAGCACTTGAAGAAACCACAGTTGTTGAGGAAGAGGGTGAAACGGTCACTGAGGTAGATATTGAACTTATTGATCTGCCCGATCCCGATGATGGCCCTTATTACGTTGAGGCTTGTATCGTCATAGCTAACGGCAGCACCGTACTAAAAGCGATAGAAAACCCCTATATGATGCAGGATAGACCTGTTATTGCCTTCCCTTGGGACGTTGTTCCATCAAGATTTTGGGGTAGGGGTGTTACTGAAAAGGCATATCACTCCCAAAAAGCCCTTGATACTGAGCTTAGGGCCAGAATTGATGCGTTAGCCTTAACTAATTCGCCCATGATGGCTATGGATAGCACTAGAATTCCACGGGGATCTCAGCCAGAGGTCAGACCTGGAAAGATATTGCTCACAAATGGCAATCCTGCGGAGGTTTTACAGCCTTTTAACTTCGGACAAGTCTCTCAGATTACTTTTGCCCAGGCGAATTCGCTGCAGCAGATGGTTCAACAGGCTACTGGTGCAGTCGATTCGGCTATGCCAGGGAATCTTAACGATACTGCTGCCTCTACCCTCTCTATGGGCCTATCTGCCATCATAAAGCGGCAAAAACGCACTTTAGTCAACTTTCAAGAGAGCTTTTTAATACCTTTTGTGAAAATGGCAGCTTGTCGGTATATGCAGTACGACCCAGAGAATTATCCGGTAGAAGATTTCGTTTTTACCGTGACTTCTAGTTTAGGAATTCTTCAAAGGGAATATGAGGTTACGCAACTGGTTCAGTTGTTACAGACCATGCCGCAGGACAACCCACTTTACCCTGCGCTAATCAAATCGATTATAGACAACATGGCTCTATCAAACCGCGAGGAACTGGATGCAATGATTGACCAATCTATGCAGCCCGATCCACAGCAGCAGGAGATGGCACAAGTTTCAGCGCAAACTCAGCTTGAGTTTACACAGGCGCAAACCGCTGCATTGGTCGGTCAGGCAACCGAATCTAACTCCAGGGCTAAGAAGATTGAGGCTGAAACGATTGGCGTTCCAATTAAGCTGGAAAGTGATCGAATTGAGGCACTTACTGACCTTACTCGCTCTGAAGGTGACTTGGATAAAGATGATCGGTTGAAGCTGAAAATTGCTGAAACCGCCATCAAAGAGAAAAAGGTAAATATCGAAGAAGCAAAAATTAGTGTGGGCCGTTAAATTAGCCAAATGACGATACTTTACGAATACTAATGCAGGTGTTACGGTAAAAAAAATGAGTCTGTCAAAAGAAGATGAAAAATATTGCGAAGCAATGTTTGAAATGATGGCGACAGATGGCTGGAAAATCCTCCTAAAAGAATATGAGGAAAATCGAGCCAACATTAATTCAGTGGAATGGACCACAGATAACGATGATTTACGGTTCCGAAAGGGCCAGTTGGATGTCATCGCCTCAATCCTTTCACTGCGGGACCAGGTAGAAAATTTGTATGAGCAGAATGATCTTTGAGTTTAGATGCCCGGAAGGTCATCGCAGTGAAAAACTTGTAGAGAGTTCCGTAAGACAAATTGATTGCCCCGACTGCCGACAGTCATCTACCAGGGTTGTTTCTTGTGCTGGACCTATGCTTGAAGTAGTTAGTGGCGACTTCCCAGGCGCTACGATGAAATGGGCAAGAGATCGGCAAAAGAAAATAAAGGCGGAACGCAGAGAAACCGAACTCCACGGTCCTGCGAATTAATTTTAAGCCCATTATGGATAACTTAAACCGGAGAAAATATGGCAAAGGCAGAAGCAACTGAGCAGCCTGTAATCGATCCTATTGACGCCCTTGAACCAGTTGAATCTGGTGGAAAGGAACAGGAAACGGAAGTACCAGCAAGTGCTTATTCGTCAAAGTCACGCGATGACTTAGAAAAAATGCTAGATGATCAGAAGTCTATGATCGGAAGGCAATCTAATGAAGTCGCTGACGTAAGGCGTGAAATTGAAGCTCTGAAAGGTGCGAGAAGTTACGTTGACAGCCAACTGCAAGTTGAACAACCCAAAGCCAAAGAGATTGACTATTTCGGTGACCCGGCTAGTGCTATCAAACAGAGCATTGAGGATCATCCGGCATTAAAGCAGCAGCAGGAAGAACTGGCAAAAATGAGGGCTGAAACAGCGGCCCGTGAAATTGAATCCAGACATCCCGATGCTTCTGCTTTGCTTAATTCCGATGATTTCAAGAGCTATATAGCGCAGTCGCCAAGTCGCACCGTGGGTTACACAACTGGCATGAAGTCTATGGATGTTGGAATTATGGACGAACTTTTGTCGGCTTACAAATCGACAATCCAGCCAACACCAGAGGTTGAAGCATTGAAAAATCAAGATCGTAAAGCCCAGGTTAGAAAGGCATCAACGGGTAACGCTCAAGGTTCTTCAGAAACCTCTGCCGGAAAAACTATCTCACGTGATGACATAGTAAATCTCAAAATGAATGATCCGGAACGCTATAGGCGTTTATATCCTCAGATTGAGAAGATGTATCGAGAGGGTCGGGTCACTTAATTTATTTTCTTATTTAAGGTAATTCATCATGGCTACATCCGTATATCCCGCCCAAGGCGGGGCAAGTAATGTAACAACTCAGGCCAATTTCATACCAGAACTTTGGTCCGATCAGGTCCGGGCAGCATTCAAAGCCCGTATCGTTATGGCTGGTATTGTTAAGCAAATGCCAATGACAGGCAAGAAGGGCGATACTATAAACGTACCAGCCCCAGGCCGTGGTTCTGTAACAGCAAAAGCCGCTGGCACAGCCGTAACCATCCAGAATGATACCGCTGCAAACGTAGCAATCGTCATTAACCAGCATTTTGAATATTCTCGACTTCTTGAGGATATTGCAGCAATGCAGGAACTAGCTTCATCTCAGGAATTTTATACTGATGATTGCGGCTACGCTCTTTCAAAAAACGTAGATACCAATCTGCATAACTTAGGCAAAAGCCTGGGTGATGGTGGTGGTTCAAGCTGGGTAAATTCAGCGTCATACTACGTTGATGCTTCTACTGGCTTAACCGCTTATGCGGCTGATACCGTTACAACAAGCGATTTGCTAACAGATGCAGGATTCCGCGCTTTGATTGTTAAGCAGGATGACGCTGATGTGCCTTTCGACAAGCGGTATTTTGTTATCCCGCCAAGTGCCAGATCTACCATGATGGGAATTGACCGTTATGTTAGCTCCGACTTTGTTAATGGTCGCGGTGTAGATAACGGCAAGATCGGTAACATTTATGGTATCGATATTATGGTCAGCACTAACTGCCCTGTCACTGAAACCGCTTCTGAAAACTCAGCAGGTGGTGAATTGAAGGCAGCTATGCTTTTACACGAATCTTCCCTTGTTCTTTCTATGCAGCAAGACGTTAGGGTTCAGACTCAGTACAAGCAAGAGTGGTTGGCCGACTTACTAACAGGCGATGTGCTTTATGGATCGGTTGCATACCGACCCGATTCAGCCTTCAACTTAGTAGTGAATGCGTAACTCTCCCTTGAGTGATTTGGGGGGCATTTATTTGCCCCCCTTTTTTTATAACTAGGGGGATCTATGCCTACGATAGTCACAAAGAATTCTAGTACAGCTAGTGATGTTCCAAGCAGTTCCGACCTGGTTCAAGGCGAGCTTGCAGTCAATGTAGCTGATAAAAGACTCTTCACCGAGAATGCATCAGCCACAGTTGTTGAAATCGGTACAAACCCTTCCTCGCTCACTACGGGCGTTTTAAATGCGACTTCAGTTACTTCAACGGGTCTTTTAACGGCTGGCGGGTTAGCTTATCCGACATCAGATGGGGCTGCTTCCACTGTTCTTGGTACAAACGG